CAGTAACCCCTGTAGAACCTGTAGCTCCAGTCGCCCCGGTAGGTCCTTGCAATCCTGTGGGTCCAGTTGGTCCGGTAGAACCAGTAGGGCCTGCTACTGTACTAGCAGCTCCTGTTGGGCCTGTTGGTCCGGTAGGTCCAGTTGGACCTGCCACAGTAGAATCAGCCCCTGTGGGGCCTGTAGGGCCCGTAGGACCAGTAATTCCTTGGGCACCAGTAGGACCAGTGGGCCCCGTGGCCCCAGTATCTCCTATGAAAGCCTCCACTTTAACCTTTTTAGAGGTTCCGTAAGCACTCATAGAAGTATCTGAAGTGTCTACCGTCCAAAGATAATCATTAGCCCTATCAACATTCGCTGTTGGTTGTAAGTCTAATTCTGTTAGTGTTTTTTCTTCTCTAGCCATTGTTTATTTACTAAATTAAGCGTCCCCGACCTCTGTCCATGAGGTTGTTATATCATCAACCTCTGTGAAGTCTGTTTTACTATGTATTAACCTTACTAATTTGTCCTCTGTTAACATCCAAGTAAAGTCTTCTGAGGCTACCTTTAGCCCCACACCCTCTGGAATATACCTCTCACTTGAGTCTGCTACTTCCGTGTAATCAGTAATAGGACCCTCTGCTACTATGTACTCCCCATCTTCTGTAAGCATATAAGCACCGTCTTCTGAGAGCATAGCGTCGTCTATATCCCCACTCCCGTATTCAGTTGTTACGTCTTCAACTTCTGTCCAGTTTGTCATTTAAAGAACTAATCAAAATAATCGTCTCTTATTACCACCTGCTCAGGATCATCACTATTACTATTTACTAATACCCCTGTCATTTCCTCTAATTCCCTGTAAAACTCTGCTAAACTCATTTGTGCCTCGTCCATTAATCCCAATCTTGCCTTAGCCTTAGCCACTGCATACTCTACTGGTAAATCACTAAACTCTGGGGGTAAATTAGGCTCGTCATCATCTGCACTTAAATCATTGACTGTTTCAACGTAATACATCCACAGCCCGTCTGTAACTGCTACTGTTGGGGTTGGTTTAAGTTCTATATTCTTTCCACGAATACTATACTGAGGATTGGTTGAGTCTATATATTCATCAACCGGGTCTCCGTATGCGTTGGTGTCAACTCTGTAAGCCTTATACCTAGTTGCAGAAGACTCTGGGCCTATTTCAACCCTTATCATTCTCCTGTAGTCACTAGGAAGCCCATAAAGACTCTGACCAGCAGCTAGATTGGCCTTAGAAAGCCTTACATAGTAGTCCTGTGCCAAGGAAGCAATACGATTAACAACCTTTTGGTAACCTCTATTAAGGTTAGCCTTAACTTCTGTTTCAGTAACTGTGAGATTGTCTGTTGTTACACTCTGGTTTATCAACTCTCCTACGCGAGTCTGCATTTCGAGAAACGTCATTATAGTACATTCTAAATTAAGTTCCTCGATTCCTTATTTAATTATACCACGAGATTTTGTGTTTTCTCTGGGAGTAGACTCTTGTATACCTTAACAACATCTGGTGCTATCTTATCAACATTTCTGCGATTAAATACCCATTCGTAAGCACTATCTGTCATTGACTGCTTGTTCTTACCTTCTATCATCATTTCAACACACTTCTCAAACTCCTCTGGTGTCTTATAAGTCAAACAGTTCTCCCCTTTCTTAATGTATGGAGAGTATGGTAACTGATCCTTGACTATCATTGGTATTCTTAATGCACCAAACTCTATCATTTTAAGTTCACTCTTGTATTCGTTAAAGTGTTCATCGTCAGCCAAGGGTATTATTCCCATGTCCAAATCAAGTAGCTTCATTCTGAAAGGAGCTGCTTCCCACTTAGTCCAAGGATGATACTCCACCATGTCCTTCATACTATCAAACAATTCAGGGAAGTAACTACCACATATAACTAATTTAAGACCCTTGTGCTTCTCTTTTAGTTTCTTAATTGAAGGGATTATAGTCTTCAAGTCTGCACTATGGCTACTACCACCGTTCCAACCTATTCTAATCTCCCCTTTTTCTCTTTTCTTTTTAACCTCAACGTCAGGATAGTACCTAAAATCAACACAATTAGGTATTACTGCTACTTTAGAGGCATACATACCCCATAATTCCGTTAGTTTTTGTACTGGTGAGGTAGCAAGTGTACATACCGCTAGGTCAAATAGTAAATTCATGTGCTGTTGTACATTAAGATACCTGTTAAATCCGTCTGTTATACCTGTAACCCACAATGGAATAGCTTGTTTTTCCTCCATTCTAAGTTTAACCCCTACTGAAGCCTTCTTGTAGTAGTCTGTACTCTTTACATCAGCCATAGGAACCCATACGTCCTCCACACCAAAATCTTTATAGGAGGGGTTGGTAGGTTTAAGTTCTAAGGTATTGTCATCATGGTCAAAAACCACTACTTTATTAGGCCAATTCTGTTTAATTAATCGTATATACTCGGTAGTATTTAGTCTTCCAACCACCACATCTGCATACTCTATAGCCGCTTTAACATCCTTTTCATCCTCTTTGGGGTCAAGTAACGTACTGTCCGCTAGTTTAAGCCTGTCAAACGCCTCATTAAATATCCTAATCCTATGGTGACCACAACCACCGTCATCGGCAGGTAACCACAACACTCTAAGTAATCTCTTTTCCATGAGTTTCCTCGATTAATTTATATGCTTTTTGGGTCTACTGTTAAACAATACTGACCCTGTTCGTCCTTAACAAACGCTTCTCTGAACTTCTTTTTATCCCTTAACACATCGTCTCCGTATATTTTTTTAGCTATCTCCGCCATCTCCGTTGGTATCAATGCAACCAGTCTCATTTCTCTATCATTAGAGAATCCGTCATTACCATACTTTCTTTGTTTATAGTTTTCCTTGAATAACAAAGTATTCTCGTCAATTATGTTGCGAGACTTAATCTTTCTAAGTATATTACTGATAGCTTCTCTGAAAATTAAACGCTCCCTTTCGTTCTTAGGAGCTATTGTTTCTAGTATGTCCTCGGTTCTTCCCATTGTATTTCCTCTTAATTTAGACAGATGGGGGCCGAAGCCCCCTCTCTGTTGTTAGACTATGCGTATGCTAATCCTGTTAGTTTACCATTATATTTCTCAGCGTGAGAAGATAATGTAAGCTCACCAGTGATAACAAATCCGTCACCGTCTGAAACCTTAGCCGTCTCATCTTTTGATACAGGTCTAAGTTGTGGGATCTTCCAAGTGCTAGTGTCTAATACTGCTATTTCGTCATTAGGCATTTGGATATCATTTACAACTTGTAACATACCAAAGTTTGATTCGTATACTGCGATTGCAGAGGTAAAGGTCTTCACATTGTCTATGAACTGCCTTGAGTTCTCGAATAGGTCTCCCATCTTATTTCTCTGTTTAGGAGCAAGTAAGATTGTGTCAGGGTCACCACCTTCTGCATAGATATCGGCCAAAAGACCGTTAAACTCTGCTTCTGTGATGTCTCTGCCTGTGCCAGTTCCAGTTGAAACGTTGGAGGTTATCCAAGCTAGGATTCCCTTTAATGTTCTTGCTGTTCCTGTTGCACCGCTTCCTGCTGCACTACCGTTAATAAGTGCTCTCTCGATATCTCTACCAATCTCTTTAAGAGCTTTCTCTACCTGGTAGACATACTCGTCTTTGTATCCTGCTGGGTCTACGGCTCTCTGAGTCTTAGAGACTTTACCTTCTTTAGCAAATATTTGTGTGTAGTTCTGACCTCTTGTTGGGGAGGTTAGAGCACCGAAGGAATATGTAAAACCTTCGACTTGTGCGTTGTCTGCGGCTGATGCGTAGGAGTCTATTGGCCATTCATGAAGTGTATTCTTTGCCTTAACTTTAGGAAGATTGGAATACATAGGATTCTTCATCTGTCCCATTGTAACTAAGACATCGGTTAGGTCTTCATGGTTTACCAAGGCATCATAAGATGTGTAGTTTGCCATTTTTACCAAAAATCAAATTAAAACCTCGATTACTCTGGAATATTTACATACTTCTTTAAGAAGTCTGACATTCTTCCAGTTTTGGCTGCGGCTTCCAAGTCAGCTTTTCTCTGGTCAGTTTCCGAATGAATCGGCTTACCAGGTGATTCGCTGTAAGTGCTTGACTTCTGGGCTTTAGCTTTGGACTCTGCTATTTGGTCAAGATTCATGAGCTTAAACGCTACTTCGGGATCAGTTATCTGATTACCCTTTGCCATTTGCTCGTCCATAAACTTTGCAACCTCTTCGGCTTCAAATTTAGGACCGCCATCCTTGCCTGTGTACTTCTTGCTGAGCTGGTCCATCTGTGAGACAAACCTCTCTTGCCACTTGTACGCATTTAGCTTTTGTTCTACTAAACTGTCAACAGTATTCTTGTCGACATACCCCATTTCCTCAAGCTCTCTTCTGGCTGCTTCCAGTTGCCTTTGCCTTGCTTGTTGCTCAGGACTAATTACCTGAGGATTAACAGCTTGACTGAGCCTGTCCGCTATTTCTGCCTTAGCCTTGAGTTCGGCCATTTGCTCTTTCATTTGATTGAGCTCCTGAACCTTCTCTTGAAACCTGTCATAAGGAATCTTCTTTTCCTCTAAAGAATCCACGACATTTTCATCACCTTCTGATACTTGAGTGTTTGACTGCTCTCCAGCAGAGATATTAGTATCCGGTGCTGTTTGTTCTAACCCTGATGAGGAGTCAGTAGTTTGCTCTACTGTGTTTACATCATTTACCTCGTTATCCATAAATATACCTACATTTTAACGTCTTCAGTGACGATTAGGTGGATAAAATTATATAAAGAACCTCCTCGATAGGCTTGTGACCTCTACTATATTATAGCATAGGCACTTATGAGCCTTGTGCAGGGGGTTCGAGGAAGACCCCCTACGCAAAAATCACAAGTTTTTATATTGGTACTTCTGGTACTTGCTGTTCTAATGCAACACCCTCTGGTGCTGGTGGGGCCATCATGGCCTCCTGTGCTTGTACCATTTCTACCATTTCCATTTTTTCTTCCATTAGTCTTTGACTCTCTTCTTCTGGGTCAATATCAAAGTTCTGCAGTAATGTCTTTCTACTTATGTCCCCTCCGCCTCTTAACATCGTCAGTATTTCTCTCTTACCTTCCTTGGTGTGACTTATACCACTGGTTATCTTAACCTTAACTTCTGGGTTTTTAGGTATTACTACAGCATCCTCTGGAGTGTCTTCAACTGCACCACTGATTACCGAGAATACATCCCCACCCTCTGTTCTGAAAGGCTTACTTATCAGTTGGTATTGATACCCCAAGTCCAAGATATCCTCGCCTAGTCTTCCTAGTGTATCCGCAAGGTTGTCTATTAAGTCTATAATGTTTGTATAAGCATTAGCTACTAAAGTCTCAAAGGCCGTCCCTGCTGTTACTCCCTGTGGTGCCTTACCCATGAATGCTTCGTGTGCTGCACCAATGTTCTGCATATAATCCTTTATGTTGTCTATCTGGTTGAATGGTGTAGAACTCATAGGCTTCATGTCCATTTGGGTTATGTTGTGCCCTGGTTTGTGCCTTAGTATCTGTCCATTCTTGTTGTTTATTATCTTTATTCCACTATTAGCGTCTGTTATGTACTTACCCTTACTAAAGAGAATGTTATACTCCAGTACTGCCCTCTCTAAGTAATTGAGTGCCTTGTTCAAAGGTACAAGGTTCTTAACCCAACCCTCCCCGTATATTTCATTCATGTTTACATCCGGGAAATATATTTCAAATGGTAGTTTCTTAAAGTCTGTTATTTCATTCCTTAATATCTTACCCTCACAAGTTGTTATTACCCTTATTCCTTCTTCTGTAACACACCATGCCTCATGGAGTAGTAAATTACTACCTGTTGCTGAAGTGTCGTTTGTGTTTGTATTGATTAACTCCTTGTACATACTCTCAGAAGTCTTTGAGGTTGTTGATATTTCCTTTACAACGTCCTGATCATAATTAGGGTTCTTTTCTACTATCTCTTTAGGTCTTGATATAACCTTAATAAAGTATCTTGCATCATCAACACTCCTTGCGTATGGGTCAATGTATGTGTCAAATGGGTCAAGTACCTGTATCCAAGGCAATCCTTCTCCATCGTCTGCGTCTGCGTCATAACCATACTGGAATATACCCTGTCCATATAATAACCCAAACAAGACAGCCTTTTTAACAAGGTGCTTCATATGTAGTTTGTCATACACGAAAGCTAAATACTCTCCTAATACCCTTGAAGTCTGTGGGTCTACCGTAGCGTATGGTAATGCGTCCACATCCCAAGTAGGTTGTGTCCTGGTTATTGCACCCCTTATTGCTCTACAAATTGAATATATCTGGTTAATCTGAAAGTCCAATGGGTCTTTACTACCCCAACTTAACTTGCCAGTGTCTTTGTTATACTTAACGTTATGCCAACCTCTGTAATAGGCGTCATTAATAAACCACTGCCTTTCTATGTTGCTACTTCTGAAGTTCTTACTTTCGTCAAACTTAGCGTCTACGTACTCCAACCAATAGGTTTCGTCATATTGCTCTTGACTTTCCCTCTCAGGCTTTCCTATTAAGCCCTTTACAGTGTCTTTTAATGCCATTGTACTTTACATTAAGTTATTCCCTCGAT